GAATAGCATAAAAGCACAATTTGAAATACTTCTTGGTCTCATCGACGGAGACCAACCACTAACATTAAAAAGTTTAGTATCAATTTCCGATGCACTATTTTATCAAACAAACGCCATCACAGCATTAATAAGAGCGCAATCTGCTAGAATCAGACGGTTTAGACGTAGGTTAGAACAATTACCAGAAAGCATACCACAAGACACAAAGGACCCTTTTTTACTATGGATACGTAAGCAGTTGAAAAAACCAAATGACATAGTGTTACTTTTTGTTCGAATTGTAAAAACCATGTTTAAGAAGGTGACAGAGTTTATGGAACCTTTTATTCAACCAATTGTTGATTATATAAAAGAAGAGGTTGAAGAAGTAAAAACTAAGATACAGGAGAGAGCTAGAGAGCGTGCTGAGAAAAAACTAGAGACAGATATAAATGCAGACGCTAAGGTAATGTCCTTTATGTTTAACTTAGCCGGTAAGCTTTATTGGTTAGGAGCAAGTTGGACAAGCCCAGTAGGTACTAAGTACATTGTTACGGGTGTTGGTAAATTTTTTCCTATAATGAAAGCTAATAATGTAGATGGTGCTGAGGGAATTGGAAGAGAGATGGCAGCTGGATTTGATAATCAACTAAGATTGATGCAAGGTATAGCAATACCTAACCCAAGTTATGCTATACCACCATTCCCATGGACAGGCTACTTACCAACACCAGCACCATTCCCACCATCACTTCCACCGACATTCGATGATAGTTGGTCTGCAAGGTTTGCGTAAAGGGGACTATTTATACAAAACGTACTATATGAAACTTAATCAATTCAAGTCAATGCTCCGTGAACTCATCAGAGAAGAGGTGCAACTTGCGGTAAGATCGGAGTTTAAAAAGCTTAATGAGAATAAGCAACCAGCCAGAACAAATCAAGCTAGTTCTAGACCATCTTTCCCACAACAAAGAACAACACCATTAGTAACTTTGGATGAGCCATTTACGACTGCTGGAGGACCTTTAGGTGATTTATTAAATGAAACAGCTATGAATATGCAAGGATTTGGCGAAGAGACTTTCGAAGAACCAAATCCGGACTTTATGGGACTAAGTGGAGCATCTACAAACGCTTTTGTAAAAGACTACTCCGCAATTCTAAAGAGATCAGAAGAACTAAGCACTGGAAATTTTAGACCATAATGGCATACATAATCCAAGTCAATCCAGTCGATTTAGAAAAGAACGTAGCGTTAGGGCTCGATATGCCATTAGTAGGAGAGAGTGGTGCTAAGTTTAAGCAAAACTACCTAACAATGGATCAAGCCGTTGCTAATGCTAAGAATTTATTACTAACAGAGCCTGGTGAAAGGGTGATGTTGCCGACTTTTGGATGCGGATTAAAGAGAGTGTTATTCGACCAGACAACACCAGAAACACTAGCTGCTTTAGAAACTAGAATCAGAAATAGCTTTCAAACATTTCTACCTTACATATTTATACAAGAGTTAAACCTAGTATCCGATCCAGACAAGAATGCAATTTATGTAAAGTTGGGTATTAGTCTAAATGAATCTGGATTTGATACAAGAACAATACTTTTAGAAGTGAATGGCTAACCAAGATATAAAATACTACGGAAGAGATTTCGACGCAATTAAAACGGGTCTAATTGAGTTTGCAAAAGCTTACTACCCAGACTCATACACAGACTTTAACGAAGCCTCTCCAGGATCCCTGTTTATTGACATGGCAGCGTATGTTGGAGATGTGTTGGGTTATTACATAGACGCCAACTTTAAAGAGTCTATGATACTACACGCTCAAGAAAAGCGTAATGTAATGCAGATGGCATCTGCAGTTGGCTACAAACCAAAGCTATCTGTACCAGCTCAAGTTGATTTGGACGTATACCAACTAATGCCAGCAACTGGCTCTGGAACTACATCAGCACCGGATACAACTTACGGGTTAAAAATATCACAAGGTATGCAAGTGCAATCCACAAATGGTATTGTATTCACTGCACAAAATGTGATTGATTTTAAAATAAACAATACGTTTAATCCAACAACCTATCAAGTTTATAGTGTTGATGGTTCTAACAATCCAATTTACTACTTAGCAAAAAAGACTGTAAAAGCAATAAGCGCAGACTTAACAACAACTACAATTGCAATAGGTCCAAGAGAAAGGTTTGCAAAAGTATTTGTGCCAAGTACAGCAGCTCAACCTATAATTGGAATACTTGATGTAACAGATTCTGATGGAAATATATGGTACGAGGTACCGTATCTTGCACAAGATACAATCTTTGAGCAGGTAGAGAACACTTCGTTCAATGATCCAGAAGCTGCCGTATATAGCAATGAGACGCCTTACTTAATGAGACTTAAAAAGGTACCAAGACGGTTCATTACAAGAGTACAGGAAGAAGGAATTGAGTTGCAATTTGGAGCAGGACTATCAAACACTCCTGATGAAGAGCTACTAGCAACCCCAGAGCAAAATGGACTAACAACCGCTGTAGGTAAAGCAGATACGGATGCATCATTAGATCCAAGCAATCCACTACTCACAAGCACTTATGGAATTGCACCATCAAATACAACATTAACAATTCGTTACTATGTCGGTGGTGGAGTTGCAACAAATGTGCCGTCCAATACATTAACTAGAATAATAAACCTAGACACAAGTACATCTGATCTACCAGTAGCAACACCAACAACAAATAACACTGTTATACAGAGTGTAGTTGTAAACAACGCATCAGCAGCAACAGGAGGTCGTGATGAGGAGACTATTGAGGAGGTAAGACAAAATGCTTTAGCTCAATTTACATCACAAAACAGAGCTGTTACTAAGGAGGATTATATTCTACGCTGTTATTCAATGCCAAGTATTTTTGGTTCTGTAGCAAAAGCATTTGTACAACCTGATGAGCAAAGTAATATAACAACGCAAGAGATAAATGATACTGTTGCAAATCCTTTAGCATTGAATCTATACGTACTAGGGTATAACGATAGCAAGCAATGTTCAACCGTAAACAGAGCTGTCAAGACTAACTTAGTGAATTACCTAAGTCAGTATAGGATGCTAACTGATAGTGTTAATATTAGAGATGCATATATCATTAATATTGGAATTAAGTTCGATATACTACCGATTCCAAATTACAACAGCAACGAGGTGTTAGTTGCATGCATACAAAAGCTAAAGGATTACTTCAATATAGATAAGTGGCAGATAAACCAACCGATTATACGAAGCGAAGTGCTTATGGAACTTCTGTCGGTAAAGGGAGTGCAAACAGTGTCAAATCTAGTATTCACAAACCTTAACAACCAATCAGCAGGATATAGCAACGTGTTCTACGATATTGCAAGTGCAACTACTAATGGCATAGTATACCCAAGTCTAGACCCTGCTATTTTTGAAGTAAAGTACCCAGACAGAGATATACAAGGTAGAATAACCACATACTAAGATGATATTTAGCATATACAATAACATAGACGCGACCATATACGAAAAGAGTGTTGAGCTAAATACGGGTTTGGACCCTGTATTAGAAATTAATAAAACTTTGACGGATGGGATTCCGCATAATTCGCGTGTATTGCTAAAGTTTGATTTAAGTAAGCTTACTAGCAACTATGCGACAGCTCTGCTTACACAAACAGCAAGCTATTACCTACGCTTAACTACAACAGAGCCATCCGAGATACCATTAGATTATGCAGTATACGCTTACCCTGTTTCACAGAGCTGGAGTATGGGTACTGGTAGGTACTCAACATTACCAACTGGTAGTAATGGAGTGAGTTGGAAATACAGACTTGGTTCGGATGTAGCGAGTTCAGCATGGGCAACCTCGTCGTTTGCAACAACCTCAACAGGCAGCTGGGTCACAAACCCAGGAGGAAGTACTTGGTTTACATCATCAGCTCATTCACAAAGTTTTAGCTACGAGACGTCTGATATACTAATGGACGTAACTAGCACAGTAAGAGCGTGGATTTCTGGAACAATTGCTAATAACGGATTTATACTTAAAAAATCTGATGCCGACGAAGCGAGTGCTAGCACATTTGGAAGCCTTAAATTCTTCAGCAAAGACACTAGTACAATATATGGACCTAGGTTAGAAATGCGCTATAGGGATGCAATTTACCATACGTCAAATTCTATAGTAAGTTATACCGACGAAGTGGTTGTTAGGCTAAATAACCTAAGAGAAGCCTACTCAGAAACAGATAAAGTTAGGTTTAACATAGGAGCTAGGCCAAAGTACCCAACTCGTACATTTGCTACAAGCAGTAATTACCTAACAAACTATCAACTGATAAGTTCTAGTTTATATAGCATTAGAGATGCACATACAAACGACGTGATAATTCCATTTGACGACGCTTATACAGCAATAAGTGCAGATAGTAATGGTAGTTACTTTAAGTTGAACCTAGATGGATTAGCTCCAGAAAGATACTACAGATTGCTAATTAAATCAAAGATAGACTCAACAGAAGAGTACGTCTATGATAATAATTGGATTTTTAAAGTAGTACGATAATGGCAGCGAAACGGATAACGATTAAGACAACTAAGGGAGAGTATGTAAGTGCTATACAAGCAGTGGCAGGCGATGCTACACAAGCTATAGCAACAGGATCACTAACCGCAGTAGAGGATACACAGCTCAACGAAAATACAACAACATATAGGCTCTATCCTTACGACTTAAACGCTACCCCTGTCATTACGCAAAACGTACTTGACAGCTCAACACCTCGAATCGTAAGTGAACAAGCTTTTACGTTAAACAATACTGGATCAGCAGCACTACTATATTACGACGATACAAGAACAATTCGTGTAGTTGCTGGTGAGAGCATTACTCTACGTGTAGAGGCGCAACAACCAACAACACTTAATGTAGAAAACGGTCTTCCAACCCTTAAGCAACCAAGCGAAGAGTTAACGTTTTTGTGGGCAAAAGATGGAGAACCACTAACTCCAGCAAACTCGGAATTATACAACGAAACGCCAGATAAAATTATACCGGAAGTTAATCAACTAAGACTTGAAGGAATAACAGCAAGAATGGCTGGTACGTATACTTGCGATATATCAAACGACATTGGAACTACCACTACAGAAGACATTACCTTAGAGGTGCTGACACCAAACTTACCAAGAGATCCATTCTTTGGCATAAATTTAATACAAAACGGTTTTGCTACGGATGGTATGAATGGATGGACAACTACATTAGGAAGCTTTACTTCAAAAAAGCTAATGAGAGGAGATTTGGATGTACAAGCGAGAACTCCACATACAAATGTGTTTGGCTACTCTCCTAATTGTATTTACCCATACCCCGGAAATATAATAACAAGAGGGATCCGTGGATTAGACTACTCACAACTCCTTGGAAAACAAGGATCTTACTTTGCAAGAGAGGGAATTGACTATGCTGTAAATGGAGGAACTCAGCAAGCTATAATGTACCAAGATATAGACTTATCGGATATTACCGATTACATTTCTGGAAAAGCTTATGGTGCTCAAGGTGTTCGTGCATATTTCAGTTGCATAATAGGAAACGCTATAACCAGATACATACCAACAATAGACATAGTAGGACCTGATGAGCGATATAATGAGGATTTTTACTATTCTGGTGCTCCTAGAGTATCTTACGAAAATTATGTGTTAGCTGGATTTGGTGTATTTGAAGAGAGAGTTAATGTAGTAGTGCAGGAATATGAAAACGATACACTACTACCATCCGTACAGTTTGGAAACACAACATATGGAGGGAGAGTGGCAAGTGATACGCTTCTAGATTTATATAACACAAGCAATCCAGAAGCCTTATCGTACCTATCAAATCCAATTCAACCACCATTTACAGACGAGTTTACGACATTTGATGGAGCCACAATATCGCTACCTACAATTGTTGAAAACCCATCAATGAGAACATTAAACCTATACAACGCAATATATCCAACACGTCCAGAATTTCGATACAACTACGGACAGTACGCTGATTTTAAAGCATTTACATTTGATAGGCTCAATCCTAGAACAAACAAAATTAGAGTAACTTTACGAATTGATAATAATACAGGACGATTTGTTGAAACAGATCCAATCTACACGCAACAGACCATGAGGGAGTTTGAGCCGTGGAGAGCGCCAAGGTATAAACTATTACTTACAGAGTTCAACACTAAAATTAGAGACATATTTAACAATAACCAAAGCTCAAAGTACAAAGACAAGTCTCTAATGGAGCAAATTGCACCTGGTGACAATTCCCGCGCAATGGCAACTGGTTTTGGTTTAGTACTAGAGCCTATTACAAAAGCCTCTGGAAACTTAGCAACTTTTCGCAATAGGATACTAAGCATACCGACAAGAGTATCAAGCTCAGCCGTACCCCTTGCAGCAATATGGACAGATAACGAAACAAGACCAGTACCACCGAGTCCGTTTTCGCAAAATGTTTCATTTAGAGATGCAGCACAAAACTTTACTGGGTTAAGTACGATATTAGATATTTTAGGACCAGCAACAGTTCAAACATTTAGAAGATTTAATCAGGCTGCGTACTATGCGTATGTGGTTAGGCCTACGGAAAATAGAGATGATAATGGACTAAGAGGTACCTTAGTTGTAACTAATTTAGCAACTGGAGCACAGCTTCAGACATCCGAAGACTACAACAGCTATCCAGATAACCCAAACGGTCCTCTGACATTTGATTCGGCAGGAGGTCATGTATTATCAATAAACTACACTGCAGGCAACCGTAATAGCTGGCCAAGTGGGGAGCGGGATAATTGGCAAGATGAGCTATTTCCATGGGTGATAGTTGAAATTGCAAATCCAAACGGACCCTTTACAGCTGGAGGACAATCGTATTGGGTATCACTATGGCCAGAAATTGTACCTATCGGATATGATAGTGCCAAAGCATTAACAGATTATAGAATAGTTTTAGGATCAGATGGAGTGGCTACCTCATCAACTGGTGGTGGAAAACGACCTAGAGACTTGGCAGAATCGGATGGTAAGTATTCAAGATCCTTTGAAGTACTGCTGCCATCAAATCAAGTAAAATCAATCTGGGCAGGAGTACGGCATGGTAACTTTAATACGGAAGACACAACGGTAACTGCAAAAGTGCAATTTAAAAACAACCAGCTAGTTTATTACAGAACTTCATAGTTATAGGCATGCAACGTTTAGTAACATTAAACCAAAACATAAGCCTGACTAAAGGAGCATTAAAACCTAACTTTGCGTTATACAAGGAGTTTATAGGTCCTCCAGTAATAGTGCCTGTAACAGAAGGAGGATCGCAATACCAAGTGACGCAGACTAGTTTGGTGAGTAAGGATGGAAGTTTTCTACCAGTTGCAAACGTAAACAACGAAGTCTCCTTTTTAAGAGGAACTAGCTTTACAATATCAGTCTTAGTGTTGGATCCTGATAACCAAAAAAACCGTACGGATATTTCACAATTAACCTTTCGTTGGAAAAAAAATGATGCATACCTAACGAGTGTAAATAATCAAAACAACTTTAAAGGATTTAATGTAATTACATTTACCGAAGAACAAGCGACTCAGGAAGTATCGGGCATATATACATTGGAAATTACAAACCAAAGCGGTACAATAACTACAACACCTTTGATCGTAAACGTATATAATCGATTAAATAATCCACAACTTTACAGGAACTTAATTAAAAATGAGAGCGGACTGCAAGAGTTTAATAATTGGACAGTTGATGGTAATGTGGCAATAAACGAGTTCTACCCATACTCACCTTCTTACGGAACCAATGGAAGTATTTTAATTAGACGATCCTTAGTAAAAGAAGCTGGATCAACTGATTATTATAGTGTACAACCTGAGCTGCCGTTCAAGTTTTCCTCAGACGAGACAGCAAGGTATGGATTTTTACCACTGTTTAAGGCTTATGTGAGCGGAGGTGCTGCTGCCTTTAAATCAAAAGCCAATGAGACGACTCCGATCAATAGACCTAGTATCTATCCAAACCAACCACCAAATTTAGTCCCAAACGAAAACACAGGATCTGCGTTTGGTTGTTTTTTCCCATCAAGGGAGTTTATGGATGAGTATAACCAAAACAACAATAAAGTAGGGTTAGCAAACGAAAGCAGACCAGGACGTACGTACTTTACAAGATCGCCAATTAGCAGGCAAACCTCAGACACAGCAACACTAACGCAAACTATCGATATAAACGACTTAGATAATTTTGCAGATGGATTAGTATGTGGTGTTACTAAGCTAGTAGGTCATTTTTTTGCTTACGTTGGGCTTGGAATAAGTAACTATGAGTATTTAGTAAAGTTTAAACCAGAGTCAGGGTTGCCAAGCAAAAGGCTTAACACTCTCATTTTAACTTTTGATAAGCTTAAACTGTTGTTTGAGAATGGGACGTTAAGTGATGGTGACAAAATAGACTTAACAAAAGCATTAGAGATTCATTTAATCCCAAAGTGCAACGATACCGTCGATTTCACATTTAGGTATGTAGATGCTTTTGGAAGTTATATTGGAGAAGATACGGCAACTGGACCAACAGTAGATGACTTATTTGCGGTGAAAGAAAAGGTAATATTACCATTGATATTATCAAGAATGTTCACAAGAGCATGCAAGCTCCCTACAGAAGGGATTCCAGTACGCTATAAAGGTACCGGAAAGTTATTTGATCTTAGAGAGTATACTAAGATGAACGATCCAATGGCTATTTTTCTTAAAGACAACTTTACAACGGAGTATATTAACAACGCACTCCAGGGTGATAGTGTATTACAACTTGACAGAGGAGCAGCTGCATTCTTTGGCATACAAAAAAAGTTATTTGTCCCAACAGGAACGAGATCAATTGAGGTAGTTGTTAACATGAGACACGAATCAATATCCTATGGATTATCGACAAAAGACTCTGGAATAAACCGTTACGATATTGATGAGATACAAGCAGAGCACGTTACTCCACCCCTAAAACTCTACAGATCAGGACAACCAAGAATTGGAGTGACACAAATGAAATTGTGTCTATATGATAATGAATATAAGCAAGTAGCTGGGTACCCATCATATTACATACCTAATACACACATTTGGTCTGTACGCAAAGGACAAGTCAACAATCGTATAGAAGGATACAGCACAACGGATACGACTATCCGATACTTCGACTACACGCGAGATATACTAACCACTATATCAGAAGAAGGAGCCTACAAGCCAGATTTAGCCTTCTCACCATTACCACGAGAAGGGATATAAAACAGTAACTGGTTGTATTTATATTAAAACAGCGTGGAGTTAACTAACGAACAGCAGCAGAATTTTAATTCGATATATTCGTCTGGAATACCTAATATCTCGCAAACTACCATTCCACCATCATTTGGAGGATTCCAAGGTAGTAGCTTGGTGCAATTTCCAAACGACACAGTCCAGCTTGATATATACAACGATCAAGATTTCTACTACGAAACAATCACAGCTGCCAGAAACTATTCAATTAACGGCAATGAGGTCTACGTTGACTTAGAAAAAGAATTAACTGAAGCAGGATACGACGCTGGTGATTTTAAAGTTAACATTAGATTCCTAAGAAACTACTTGGGTTCTGCGTCAACAATAAAACTTCTTGTACAAGAAATTTCTCCTGACAGACAGGAGATTCGAGTTATACCAGCAAGACTTGCAGGCAATCCAGATTCTGGATCCCAGTCTGCAGCCAATCAAGCAAATATTGCATTTGCAGAGGAGTTTGCTAACGGATTCTTTTCGTACAATAAAGCACAGGTACTTTCAAGCTTGTATGTTTTTGCTGATCCATTAACAGCAGTTGAGGTAACTGACTACGTACAAGATACGTTCACAATTAACACATCTCCGTATAGCATAATCTTCAAGCTAAACGAAGCACTACCTTCAAGCGTAAGAGTAAATAGCTCTGTATGGATATCACAAGAAACCAACCCAGCGACAGTTGAGACAGTTGTTTTAGTACCTCAAATAAAAAGACAAAACTTAGTTCGAATAAAGAGTGCTAATTTTGATGTAAATAGTAAGAGGATACTAGGCACTAACACCGAGTACAAAGCTTGGGATGATGTGTTAGCTTCTAATAAAACCAATGTCGTAAGATCGTTGTTAAGTGGATCTTTGGTAGAAGGGACGCAGCTAAACGTCGATTACACAAACTTTGAAAACTTTGTAAAGTTTAGTAACGCATATGAGCGTATAAAGAACTTTGAGTACAAGGTTAAGTTGATTGAGAATTATCAAAGCGTATCATCAAGCTTAGCAACCTCAACATCATCAGGAAGTATCTACATACAAACTCAAATGTCAGGAACATTGGGTAAGATTGATGCTATTATTGGTGCATTTGATGGCTTTGAGCGTTATATGTATTTTGAGTCATCAAGCTACGTAAGTAATAGTTTTGGAGAGTTCGTAGATATGGCCTGGCCAAAGAGCACATCAACAAAGCCATATACGCTTTACGGGTCTAATACTACGCAAGTAGAGAACTGGTTGACAGGACTGCTTGAGTCGGCGAGCATATACGATAATATCAACCCATATAGTTTACAAAAACTTGTCCCACAACACATCCAAGAACAGGATAGTGATATCGTTAATTCGTTTATCGATATGCTTGGTCACTTTTTTGATATCCAATATGAGTATATAAGTCAATTTACAACTCGCTTTGATAGACAGGAAAAGATTACCGACGGATTTGCTAAGGAGCTTATATACAACATTGCTCAAAACTTAGGAGTAGATTTTAGTAACGGATTAAACTTTCAAGACTTATGGTCCTATACACTAGGACTGGACTCATCAGGAAGCTACGATAATACGCTTAAATTATCTGGACAAGATAGAACAAGGGAATTGTGGAAGCGTATTATTAACAACTTACCTTACTTGCTTAAAACAAAAGGAACTGAGCGTGGTATAAGAGCGTTAATTAACTGCTTTGGTATTCCATCAACAATTTTAAGAATAAAGGAGTTTTCGGGCCCTGAAATTGATTTTGATAAGACGTCAACGTATAACCACGATAGGTTTTATTACGGACTGAATGTAGGTGCTGGTAGCACAACGACATCAGGATCGTACTTAGTAGCACCATGGTCAGCAAGTAGAGCAAACCAAACACCAATAGGAGTGCAAATTCGTTTCAAAGCTGCACCGTTTTCTGGTAGCGTCACTCGATATAACTTAATGTCGTGGTACACGGCGTCCATAGGACCGGAGTGGGATCCAGCTGGAACATTCACCAATGCGTACGGATCTACGCTATCAAATCCTTACGGAGCTTTGGATATAGGAAGGGATAGTGGTGGTGATTTCATAGAATACGTACCTAACGGCGGTAACTCCGATATGGTACTAACAGGCAGCAATGCGTTAAAATTATACATACCATCGTCTTCTAACACGTCAACTCTATTTGATGGGGACTGGATAACGCTATACCTCAGAGAAACTGGTAGCTGGTCATCTCCAATACTATCATCGTCCTTTGAGTTATTTGCTGGTAAAAAGTCTGCATATAGCGAGACACCGTTAATCTATAGCGCAAGTATATTATATACTGGTAGCATTAGTGACACACTTGGGAGCATAGGGTACAGAGCCTCAAGAGCCGGTATTTACTGGTCAGGATACGCTGATTCTCCAAATGGTTTTAAATGGTTGGTGATAGGCAGCTCTAGTAAAGCGGCTTCTTTTACACAAACAACAGCGAGCTTCAGTGGAAGTATTCAAGAGCTAAGATTTTGGGGACAACAAACTACTCTCAATGTACCAAACACATCAAGCGGTTCAGTACTAGCTCAATCAGCAGGTCTAAATTTAGACCAAAGTCCATTCTACGCACACATAATTAGCCCAACTACAATCGTAGGACAAAACTATGAAAACCAAAATTGGACTGGTGCAACTAGCAGCTACAATGACTTAAATTTTAGATTGAATCTTGGAACAAACAATGTAAAGAGTAATCTTGATACAACATGGACTGGTTCAAGCTACACTACGTTTATTGTAACATCATCGGTCTATGATGATTCTAACTTTAAATTATACTTTAGCAATCCATTACTCACAAGCAGTGGCTTCCCAGTAGCAGCATTCCTTACAGCATCCATGTCTACATCGGTTAACATAGCCAATTATCCAACAGGATATAATCTATACTTTATCGAAAGAAACAACGGTAGTGCATCCCCTTACGCTAAGTTAGTTCTCGACATGCTTGATGCTGGGTATAGTGTAATTACAACAGGGAACGATACTAGTACATCAGCAGGTACTTCTGGATCTGGTGGAACAGGATGGCCTATTTTAGAAGCAGCAGCTGCTGCTACGCCAAACAGGAGCAACTGGTCAGGATCGAAAGCAACGGGAGCGTATGGAGTACCAAGCAATCATCCTATAGGATTTGGTTGGACAAATTGGGCAGATGGTGATGGTGATACCGGAACTTGGATTAACAAACTAGCAACAAGACCTGGACCTGATACATACGTATACCCACTAGCAGTATCTGGATCGACGCAACTAACAACAACACCAGAAACAAACACAACTGCAAAAATGGTAGCATTCTACGCAGTTAATACAAAATCTGGAGGAAGGTGGGTACATACACAAAACCGTGATTACAGAGCTCTATCAGCCTCAGCAGGAAATGTGGGGGTAATCCCAAAGCAAATTACCAACTTCCTAATGAAAACGCCAAAAATGGCGTACGTATCGGGATCAGAACCAAACCAGTCATCAAACTGGAACGCTCCAGCAGCGTTAGTAGGGTATAATAGTAGTACAGGATCGTATTGGACATCGGTAGTAGAAACAAATTACACACCATGGCCAGACCTTATTGGGAATAGGCAAACAAGCAATAAGATACGAATTGAAGATACAATAAACACAAGCGATCAACTATTTAGAAATCACAAAACTCAAAAATCTCTTCAAGATACGCAACCACCTGACTCACCAAGACTTGGAATTTACCTATCGCCAACTGACGAACTAAACCAAGACATAGCTGAGCAGTTTGGTGGAATTAGTGTAGATGATTACATAGGCGACTACTCTAATGTATACGAAAACGAATACAAGGATCTTAAAGGACTACAACGTGAGTATGCAAAAAAGAGTGTAGGAAAGTTTAATACACAGGGTTACGTAAGACTGCTACAACACTTTAACGGATCACTATTTTCACTGGTTAAGCAAATGGTACCTTATCGTGCTAATTTGCAAACTGGATTGGTGGTAGAGCCTCATATATTAGATCGTAGCAAAGTTCGCGCTGTAAACAGACCAACTGTCGAAGATGCTTATTACGAATCGCTCATAGATTCAACTATGTCTGCAACTATGTCTGGTGATTTATCAAACCTGACAAGCTCAATTGATATGCCGCAAGCAGATATAAGCGCTCTTTCGTTCACTCAACACGAAGGATCTGTCAATGCGGGTACCATCTTGACTTTAACCGGAAAGCAGAATGAGTATAATAACACACAAGTGCCTGCACAAGGAGTTGACATAGGAGTGAATTCGCTAGAAAGCGACGTTGACCTAAACACAACCTCTTATGGTAGGAGTAAGAATCTAGGATCACAATATCGATTCCCAACCTGGTTTAGCACGGGAAGTGGTACCTATACAGGATTCATATCAAACTCAGCCGGATTTATTTATACAGACAGTACTCCAAGATCAAGCTGGGAAGCAACTGGTGTAACAATTCTAGATAATAGGAAGTCAGAGATTGTATTAGTTGCAGGAGCTAATGAATCTTACAATGGAACTGACATATACAATGGCACAGGCTCAATCACTCCAGATGTAACCTCAAACTTTAACATAAACATAGACTACACACTTAACGTAAATAGAACTAGTGGATCTATACCAGCCAAGCTCGGACTAAGAGCTTACTCAGTATCGGCATCAGGTGAGATAGGTTCAATAGGCAATACATCGACAAATCACCTCTTTAGGATAGACGTTAGTGATTACTTATACTACCGAATTGGACTAAGTGGAGCAACAAACATCAGATCAACTGGATCTGTTTGGCTTACTGCTTTTCCAACCAAATCAAACTCAATTGATTACAGCACAGTCAGTTTTAATTACAGAGGAAACGACACTGCAAACGCAGCAACAATGTCTGTTTGGCTTGGCTCATCTGGATCCACATCAACTCCAAACTTCACAGCAAGCTTTAGTACAGCAACAAACAACACCTACAACCAAACAATAATAGGAACACCTACAAACTCAGATTTGTACATAGAAACCAGAGTCAGCTCTAGTAATAATACTGGTGGAATTATATTTGATAATTTTGTAGTAAAACACTACAAGTACGCACAAATGCAAGATTACCACGTTGGACCACTTGCAAGTATAGGTTTGAGAAATCAGAAGTACGACGGTTGTAAACTAACAAGTAATGGGTATAATGAAGATAGTCCTGACACAATAGACAAAGGACCGGTAATTACAGTGATAGACGGACCAGCAGTAGACTTAAAAGTTAACCCAAATGCAAAAGGAACCTATACTTTCAGATAAACGATATATTTATAGTAAATAATAACAAAAATGGGATATTTAGATAACTCAACAGTCACAGTAGATGCCATTCTAACAAACAAAGGAAGGCAAATTTTAGCAGCAGGTGGTCAGTTGGATATTAGAAAGTTTGCTCTAAGCGACGACGAAATTGATTACACACTGTGGAATCCATCGCATACGCTTGGATCCAACTACTACGGAGCTGTAATTGAAGCAATGCCAGTAGTAGAAGCTAACCCAGACGAGACGCAAATGATGCGATATAAGTTGGTAACTCTACCAAAAGACGTATCTGGAATACCAGTCATTAGTGTTAATCCATCGTCAGCAACATTGCAGAATCAAAATGATTCAGTAACGTTAGATCCATCAACACTCAACTATGAGACAGGAAACCGAACATTAGGATACACAGCTATTCTTAACGATGACTCTGTAGCAATGTTAGAGGTTGCACCAGGCGGAAACATTGCTGGAGTAGGATTTGATGCATTAGGAAATGCAATTGCTGGACTTGCAAGCGGTGTAAGTACGGGTGTAGGAGTTACAAACTTCTTAGACGACGAAGTCAATGGAATCACAACAGCAGGATCGTCAGTAACCAGAGTCGGTACTAAGTTCACGGTAAAAGCAAAACAATCAACGGCAGATAAGTATGTGTTGGTAACTATCATCGGAAATGAAACTGGCGGATTCCAAACAGTGAGCATCCGAATTAGAGCAAACACTTCATCAACCTTAGGCGTAGTTAACGCACCAAGCGGATCATAATTTGAAAAACACCATAACAAATGGCAGAAATATATAAAAACTTTAACTTAGCAGAAGACGTCATAACTGGAGATATCCAAGTAGTGAGCAGTCCTCTATGGTCAGAAAACGTTAATCCGTTGTCTGGAGGGTACGCAGCTGGTATTGGCTTCTTTACCTCTTCCACGCAACAGTCGGTTGCTGGTAACTACTACGTAGATGTCTACCACAGAAACCCAGCCACAGATGTAAACGCAGCTGTGCAATTTGCTATTGCTTATGGTAATAGAAACGGAAGCGGTTCTGTAGGCGATACAAACACAGTAGGACAGAATGTGAACGATACGCCAACAAGAGCAATTTACGGACAATATCGTAACCTACTTTTACCACCATCAGACACATCGTTTACATTCGGATCTTCAACACCAAACGACATTTTTGTCATCAACGTAGCACGTGCACGATTCCGTCAAAAAATAGATCCAGGAAACTGGACATTGCGTATTGGTAGTGGTAGTACTGCGACAGGATCGGTAGGATTAACTAGCTATCTAAGCCTTACCGATAATAGCGGAGCAACAACTGATCCAACAGTAAGTAGCGCTGGACGTATATTCAACATACTATCGGGATCAGAAGGGACAACCGTAGGAACTACAGTATACGGACTGTTCTACCCTGACGCTGGTGTAATGGTATTTAATGCGTCATTACTATCGCAATCTTTAGGAATGACTAATACTACTCAATTTAACATAGGAAGTACTTCAAACGCAGTTAAAAACGCAGCATCTTTTTACACTCGTGTAAGTGCGTCGAGCTACTTTGCAGCAAGAAGTGAGGAAAAGGTTAACTCTACTCACTACTTTGTTCGTGTAACTAACAAACAATTTAACTTCTCTAACAACCCAACTTACGTAACAGGATCTAATGGAACTTTTGTACACTCTTCAATGTTGAGAAATCCAAGTGTGTATATTACCACTGTAGGAATGTACGATAGCGTAAACAGATTATTAGCAGTAGCTAAGTTGAGTCAACCACTATTGAAAACTTTTAATCGAGAAGTATTGATAAAAGTGAAATTAGACTACTAACCCCTCCCTGAATAGTATTCAAGGATAGACCCTCCAATTGGAGGGTTTCTTTTTAGCAACATATTTATAGGCAATGGCAGGAATATTCAAAAACCTAGATAAATCAGACGTACGACTAACTGCGTTCAGAGCTCATAAGTTGTTTAGTGGCACATCAGCCTATACAACCTACTCAGCAGTAATAAACACAGAACCTGAGGATATAGGC